GTCTCGATCTGCCCGCGCAGCGTCTCGAGCTCCTGGCGCCCTTGCTCCTCGCCCATTCGGGCGAATGCCTTCTCGCCGGCCGCGCCCGCGCCCGCCAGCCCGCCCGCAAGCGCGCTGCCGATCAGTCCGAATCCCATGTCAGGCTCCCATCGTGGAGGCGATCAGCCCGCGCGGCGGTGCGCCGGCAGGCTCCGGCGGCCCGGGCGGTGCACCGGGCTCCGGGGGCATCTCGGGCGGCATCTCGCCGCCGCCGCGGCGCATGACCTCCTGCGCCTGCGCGATCTTCTCGGGCGTCATCTGCAACTTCTGCATGAGCACGCCGGTGAGCTCCTGGGTCGCCTCGGACACCAGGTCGGGCGTGACCTCGACCTGGCCGGCCTCGCCCAGGAACTGCAGGGCCTCCATCAGCAGGATCATTGCGGCGGCCACGATCGCCGGCTGCGGCACCGGACCCTTGGCGCGGCCGGTCAGCTGCGACATCAGCGCGGCGACACCCATGGCGGCGCCGGTCGCCGGGTCCTCGGCGTTCTGCACCTCTTTCATGGCGAGCTCGTGCGTCTGCTCGCCGAACATGACCTTCTTGCCGGCGAGCACCAGGCGCTCGACCGCCGATCGGAACTGCGGCGGCACGTGCTTCTCGAGGTTGTCCTGCGCTTGGCGCGCGACGTCGGCGCCGCCCTCGCCCTCGGCGCGGTCCTCGGCCAGGTCGGCCGGCATGCCCTCGGGCGGCTCGCCGGGCTCGGCCATGTCCTCGGGCGCGGGCGGCGCACCGGCGGCGCCGTTGACCATGCCCGCGGGGAGCATCTCTTCGTCTTGCATCGGGGGGGTCATCGGTGCCTCAGCGGGAAACGGGGGTCAGGTCGGGGACAAACGCCCGATCGCGGCGGCGCTGGTCCAGCTGCTTCTGTTCGTACTCGCGCTGGTCGGCGGCGCCCATGTAGCGCAGCGCGCCCTGCCCGACGCCGGAGATGAGGCCGGAGCCCATCTGCCCGATCGCAAGCTTTCCGGTTGGGGTCTGGTCTTTCCAGAACTGGCCGATCGAGTCGAGGAACGAGCTCCCGCGCTCGATCTTCGGCATGCCGGGAATGTCGGCCGGCGCCACCGGCGCGGCGGGCTTGGCCATGTTCAGCCCGGAGCTCGACGGCACCGGCGCGGGCGCCGCCGCGGCAGCCGGCGCAGGCGCGGGCGCGGCGGCGGTGCTCGCCGGCTGCGCGCTGGCGGGTGCGACGGCCTCGGGGGGCATCGAGGCGCGTGCGGCCATCTTCATGCCCTCGGGCGCGAGCTCGGGGACGGCGCTTGAGGCGACCTCGCGCGCGCCGTCCGCCACCCACGAAGCGTTCGCCGCCTCCTGAGCCGCCGACGTCGCCGCGGTTTCGGCCGCCTGGGCCGCCCCGACCTCGGCGGCGCCGCCCGCCGACCAGGCGGCGTTGGCCGCCTCCTGGGCCGCCGAGGCGACGGCACTCTCGCCCAGGCCCAGCAGGCCCGCGCCGGCCGCGCCCAGGCCCAGCCCGCCGCCGATCTTCATGAGCGTCTTGGACTTCGTCACCATGCCGACGGCGGTCACGCCGACCGCGATCATGGCGAGCGTGCTGGCGGTGATGATGCTCGTTCCGACCGCCGCCGCGCCCGCGATGGCTGCAACTGCTGTGATCGCCATGCCCTACTCCTTGCCCTTGGGGTTGACCTTCGACCAGATGACTTCCTCGGGCACGTAGCCCAGGCGCTTGAGCATCGGGCCAAAGTCTCGGTGCACCTTTACGTGCCACTTGATCGCCGCGATGTGCTCGCACGCGGTCAGGTCGCGGTCGATGAACTTGAGGAACCGGAAGCCCAGCCACGGGTCGGCGCGCCGCTCCGGGTCCAGGTAGAAGACGTCGTTGATGGCGAACAGGTCGTGCCGGTAGTGCGCGTGCCAGGTCAGGAACCAGGCTGCGTAGGCCACTAGGCGCCCGTCATCGCGCGCGGTGTGCACGATGAGCCCGCCCTGCGCGTCAAGCGCCTCGTAGCGGCCCGCGTCCGGCGCGAGCTCGATGCGCTCCTTGCCGAACGTGAGCTCCTCGTAGTGCGACTGAAAGAGCCGCTCGGCATCGCGGAACGCCTCGGCGAACGGCTCTTGCTGGAAGGTGACCATGCTTTAGCCGCCCGCGGAACCGCCGTTGTACTGGTTTTGGTCGTAGTACGGGTCGTAGTACACCGGCGCAGGCGCGGGTGCCCCTGGCGCGCTTGGCGACGCCCCCGGCGGGGGCGCGTTTGCGTTCGTAGACGTCGCAGCGCCGGACGTCGTGTTGACCCGCGTGATGTCCGGCATGGTGAGGATGGCGTCGATCTGCGCCAGGTCCATCGCCTGCGTAAAGCGCATCGCCTGGCGGGTGCTGTTCAGCAGGGTGTTGATCGCGCCCTGCTTGGCTTCATCCGGCATGTCGCTGGTCAGGATGGCGGTCGCACTCGACTGGTACTGGCGGTAGATGTCGCTAGCCGTCGCGCTGCTTTGCCGACCCTGGGCAAGCTCGCTCTCCAGTATCGCGAGTGCCGCGCGAGTCTGCGGCTCGGCGTTGGCCAGGGACGCGCGAAACGCTTGATCGTTCTGCTGCAGCGTCGCGCGGTTTGCCGCGTCAGCATTGGCCGTCGCGGCCCGGAATGCTTGGTCGTTCGTCTGCAGCGTCGCGCGGTTTGCCGCGTCAGCATTGGCCGTCGCGGCCCGGAATGCTTGGTCGTTCGTCTGCAGGGATGCTCGGTTGGCCGCGTCGGCGTTCGTGGTGGAGGCCCGAAACGTCTGATCGTTCGTCTGCAGGGAGGCTCGGTTGGTGGCGTCTGCGTTGGCCAGGTTCGCGCGGTTCTGCTCGCCCGCTCCGAACTCTGATGCGCGATTAATGAGGCCGGCGTTCGATCGGCTGGTGGCGTTGAACTCGCTTGCGTTGAACTTTGAGGAGTCGTTTGTAACCGCCTGGTTGTCGCGCGCGGCGCCGCTGTAGGTTGCTGCGTCGTCGCGCGCGATCGGCAGCGCCGTGTCGTACATGGCGGCGTCGGCCGCGCCCATCGCCATGCTGCTGTTGACCAGGCCGCGCGCGTTCATGCCCTCAAGCGCTTTCTGCCGCGCGCGTTGGATCAGGGGCGAGTCGTTCCCGATGATCTGCTCAAGCTGCTTCTGCACAAGATCGTTGTCTTGCACCGTCCGCAAGGTCGGCGCCATCCGCTCGGTGGTGGCGGTCGACGCCTGGTAGCCCTCGGCGCTGGCCGCCTGCGTGGCGGCTTGACCAGGCGCGGACACCGTCGAGGTCGCGGCTTGGCCAGGCGCGGACACCGTCGAGGTCGCGGCTTGGCCAGGCGCGGACACCGACACGCTTGACGGCACCCCGGGGGCTGTCACCGCAAACGGGTTAGACGTCGCGAACGGGTTAGACGTCGCGGACGGGTTGCCCACAGGAGCCGAGAACGGATCGCCTTTGGTAGGGGCCGGGAACGGCTTGGTCACTACGGTTGCCACGGTCAGCCCTCCTCGACCTGGTCGTCAGCTGCGCGCAGGAGCGCCGCGGTCGCATTGGTAGGCACAACACTTGATGGGCAGAAAGACACTTTCCGCTCGGCCTCAATGCGCTCGACTTGGCGCCCGATGTTCTCAATGACCGGCGCGACCTGGTCGTGCGGGGCGCGACCCAGCGAGCGGCGGATAATGGAGAGCTCGGCCGCCGTGAGCTCGATGCTGTACAGGTTGGTCATGCGCTGCCTTGGTCGGTCAGGGCGCGCACGATCGCCGCGGCGAACCGCCGGTGCGTGCGCGGATGGAGCAAGACGCTCCGGTCGTCGTCGTTGGAGATAAAGCCCGTCTCGATCAGTGCGCACGGCCCGGGAAACTGCAGGACCGCCAGGCCTGGCCGCGGCTTGATGCCGCGGTCGCGCAAGCCGATCGACTCCACCGAGGCGTGCTGCAGGTCTAGGGCAAAGTCTTTCGAGGATTTGTAAAGCGTCTCGATGCCGTGCGCATCGCTCGACATTGCCGCGTTCAAGTGGATCGAGATAAGCGCTGTGCAGCCTTGCTCGATCGCCATGCGCACGCGGCGCGACAGCGGCGCCGGGTCCTCGCGGTGGCGCCGGGTCATCACGGTCTCGATGCCGGCGCCCTTGCAGGCAAGCTCAAGTGCCTGGGCGATGGCCAGCGCGATCGTCGCCTCTTCGTAAGGCACGCGCACCGCACCCGGGTCGTACCGGCGCGGCTGGACGCCGGTCAGGCCATGACCGGCGTCGATGCAAAGTTTCATTAGGTCAGCGCAGCGTAACGCCACGTGCCTGCGACGCGGATGTACAGCCGGTTGTTCGCCCGGTCCACGACAGCCGGCACCCCGCCCGTATAGTCCGTTGCAGCGCCCGTCGGGGCGCCGTTGACCGTCGGCAGGTAGAAGAACCCCGCCGTAGCACTTGTCGTCAACTCGTTTGCCCCGTCTCCCATGACGAGGTTCCGGGTGGCGTCCATGAAGAACGAGGGAGCCGTCGACACCGCGCTCGGCGAGTACGCCACCCTGGTCGTGCCCGACATGCGGTAGAACGCGCCCAGCGTGCCGCTCTCAGCCGGCCCGGCACTCAGGCCAGGGCCGGCACCTAAGTACGAGAGCCTGGAGCAGAACAGCGACGGGTTGGAGGCCGACCCGAAGGTGCCGCTCTGCGCGTTGGCAGAGTTGATGACGGGGTTTTGGATGGTGGGGCTATTGAAAAGGCCGCCGTTGAAGCCCTTTAACGGACTGCTCGCTGGATCGGGGAGACGGTCGAACGCCGACGAGATCGCGGAGAACTGCGAGCGGACCTCATCCGACCATCCGCGCCCGCGAGTAGGCGGCGACCCCGTTGCGTTGAACCAATTGTTTGCCATCTATCGCTCCGAGCGGCGCGCGACCCAGTCGGTCATCACGCCGGAGATTGTGTGCGGGTCGACGTACTTGTCCGCGCACCGCACAAACAGCGCGACATTTTTTCCGGTCCCGTCTACCGGAACCGTGATCGGGCCGCGCCCACTTGTGTCCCAGGTGAACTCGTCCCAGGTAAACTCGTCCCAAAGCGTTTCGTTGTTTGCTTGAACGTCTTGCTCTGGAGACTGCTGTGCGACCGGGCCGGAGTAGTCAACGTCGGCCCCGGCCTTGAAGGCCACATACCCCGAGTCGGCGATCACCTCCAGCACCAATCTCCGGAACGCCTTCCTAAGTCGCGGCGACTTTAAGTGGTTGAACGACATTAGCGCGAATGCGTCGATCGCCTCGCCGTCGAAGTTCCTTCCGACATCCATCCGGTAGACGAATGTCGTGTCGGTCGTAAAGAGGATTACCTCTTCGTCGCCGTTGTAGTACGAGACGATCGATCGCACCGGGCGAGGAAACCGCATCGGGGTGATTGCAGCCAACTTGCTGCCGGAGAACGTGAAGTAGAGCGCAGTGCCGTCGTTGAAGAAGACGCGGTACTGGTTCTTGGAGCGGACGAGAACGGAGCAACTAACGCGCCGCACCCGCTTCTCGATGAACCTCTGCACGCTCTGCGAGATGATGGCGTCGTTGAAGTTGCCAAACTCCTGCGCTGCCGCGAGCGACGTAACGCCGTAGTCGTTCACGAAGATCGGGTTCGACATGATCTGCAACGAGCCGGCCTGCATCCCGACTTCGCGAGACACCCACGAAAGCTGGAACGTGCTGGCAGAGTTCCCGTACAGGATCGCCAGACCCTTCTGCGTGCCGGCAAGCAGCACCTCGGTCGAGTCAGACCCCTTGACGGTTCTCATCGACGTGATCGGCTCGCCCATGTTGATCTCGCCGGCCCCAAGAACCGGGGTCCACGAAAACGGGTCGCCGGCAGCAGAAAACTGCATACTCGGGCCGAACGCGAGAAACAATCGGTTGCCATGAACGGCAATCCGAGTCGGCTTGTCGACTGCCATGCCGGTAGTCACGAAGTTGACGGCTCCTGGCGCGGACAGCGAGAAAGCCTTTCCGACGCCTGTCACGCACCACAGCCTTCGGTCGCCGGTGGCTCCTGAGAAGTTGTACGAGATGATGTCGCAGTATTCCGGCTCCGAGGCGAGGTTAGCGCCCCCGATCGCGAGTGCGCTGCCCACCCCGACCCAGTACGGTGACCACGCGGCGACTTGATCGCTGCTGTATATCGGCAAGAAGAATTTAAGCGACTTGACGGATGCAGAGATTTCTTGGACAACCGCCGCAACGACGGGCATCCCGTTGAATTCGGCTACTGAAAGCACCTTGCAATAGATGTACTCGTTCCGAAGCGCAACTCCGTAAACCAGCGCCGCGACCAGCCGCTCGACTTGATATACGCGCTGCGCGTTATCAAGAGCGTTCTCGCCAACTACCGGGACAGCGGTGGTGCGAGCAACGAATGGGACGGGAAGGTCCGCACGATCGGAAACAAGAATCTCTTCGCTCGGCTCAAACTGCCCGGACAAGTTCGCAACAAAGCATGAAGTGCCGGTAACCGCCACGCCAAACGCTGGCCGGAATGCGCTTTCAAGAACCGATTCGGAAGTCGAGGTCGGTGCAACAAAGAGGGCAGTCGCCCCGGATGTTGCACCCCGAAGAGTGCCGAGGGTCGGGATCGAATACCCGCTTTCGGACGCACACCCGATCGACATGGTGTGGAAAGTCATCCGCGAGATGACAGGCTGTCCAGCAAACCGCTCGTAACCCTCGATCCGGCGATAGCCGCCCCGAATGTCCTGCTCGTAGTTCTGCATTCGACGGCAGGCGCCGTCCTTCGTCATCAGCGGCGGCGTGATCTCGTCCAGGCCGCCGGCAGGGACAAAGAAGTCCGTCTGCACCGCAGGCAGGCCCGGCCCCTGGCGCTTCATGCCAGCGGACCCCCGAAGGTGATCGCCGGCAACTGGTCGAGCTTTAACTTGAACATCATTCGGTCGCGGTCCTCGCGCGCCTGCGACAGGATTTCCGGGGCGATCTCGTAGCGCCCGTACTTCATCATCGCTTCGTACACCAGCAGCATGTGAAACTTTGCTGGGCACGCGGGGACGTCTTCGTTGTCCTCGAGCGCCACTGGCTCGGCCTGGTACTCGTAGAACAGGGTGTAGCCCGCATCTGCGCCAGGCGCCACGATGAGCGCCTTGTCGCCCGGCCGGACGGTGAAGTACCGCGGCTGCGCCCAGGCCGTGACGTCCAGGCCCGGT